CTTGACCGTTCTGTCGCAGCATGAGTATAGCAGCCGCCGTTCCTCGCGCGGCCTGGTGGCAGAGTGGTGATGCAGCGGACTGCAAATCCGCGTATGCCGGTTCGATTCCGGCCCAGGCCTCCATCTCCTCGCGGCGATCTCGTAACCCATTCATATTGCACCTCCTTTTTTGAGCCGATGTCCCACTTTTGAGTCATCGGCGATTGGTGGGACACTTTCGACGCCGTTTTGTTCCTCGCGGCGTACCAGCAAGTGCACGGCGTCTGCCGAAAGGCGCTTGCTATCCGCCTTCCTGGTGTAGCCCTCCGCCTGCTTGATGCTCTCCCAGCCGAACAGCGCCATGAGCTGGTGTGCGGTGGCGCCGTTCTCGGCGGCGATCGTCGCGCCGGCCTTTCTCAGGCCATGAGCCGTGCAGTGCGGCAGCCCGGCCTCGTTGCACCACTTCCTGAAACGATTACCGAATGATCCTGAGGAGAACGGCCTGCCGCGCTCGGACACGAGATAGGTCATGTGTCCGCTCTTGGGCGTCGCCTCGATGATGGCACGCAGTTGGGGCAAGATGGGCAGCACGCGGCGTTTCGGTCCGGGTGCGGGTCTGCCGCCCCTGCCCCTTCGCTTGGCGCCCTTTGTCTCCTGGAAGTGCAGCGCGCCGTCTCTCTCCATCGGGTGGCCGAGCTTGATGGCGTCGGACCGGCGGACACCGGTGAACAGCAGAATCGAGAAGGCAAGTCGCGCCTTGCTGCCGATGGGATGGTAGGCTTCAAAAGCCTCGACCTCCTCCCGCTCCCAAGTGTGGAAGCCCTCGGAGCCGCTGCCGAGCTTCGGCACGTCGAGGGCGGGATTTGCCTTCACGTGGCCGACCTCCTTCGCCCATGCGAACATCTGCCGCAGCGCTTTCACGCGAGAGTTGGCAGCCTCCGGCTTGTCGGCCTTTTCATCCCTGATCTTTCGGACGTGCTGACCTTCCATCTTCGCGAACGGCAGCTCGCCTCTTCGCTTATCGCCGATCATGGTCTCGCAGATGCCGTCGAGAATGAGTCGGCGGGCCTGCCTGGTCGCTGGACCAAGCTGCCGATATTCGGCGCTCGAATAGTAGGCCTCGCGCAGCCATCCCAGCGTCCCGGTCGCTGGCCGCCTCAAGGTCTTGGCTGGCTCGATCTTACCGTCTCGGGCGCGGCCGTACTCCTCGAGAAATTTCGAGCTACCCGGCTCGCCATATATCCTGATCTTCTTCTCACCCTTGCGACGGAAGTAGAACCGCACGTTTCCGTGGCGGTCGGTATCGGCGACGAGGCCGGGCAATTGAAGTTTCGTCACGCCGCCGCATCCCAAGGGTTGCGCTCACCTTCATCGTGGTTGCGCTCATCGCTCGGCAGCGCTCGCAGAGCAGCCTGTAACTCATCCTGCAGCCAGACCAGTCGCGACCCTTCACGCCTCGGCGCCGGCATCGTGCCCGCGGCGACCATCTTGTCGAAGTGTGAGGCCGAGAAGCCGGTGTATTCCGCGGAGACGGTGCGCGACATGCCGTAGGGCCAGCGGGAGGCATTCAGATTCATGACGGGTTGCCGCCGTTCGTGGCCTTTAGCTTCTCAATGTCGTCGACACGCACAGTCAGCAGGTTGTTCGGATACGGCCCATCGTTGGTCGCCGGCAGAACGCCGCGCTTGATCCAGCGCGACACGGTGCGCTCGGAGCGGCCCAGCCGGTGCGCGATCTCGGCGCGGCCGGTGATGATGGTGGCGGTGTCGTTCATGTCAGCGGGCCGACCTCTTGGGCGGTGGCAATTTCTCGATTCGATTGCCTAAAAGTGCCCCGATATGGCGAATGGGTGTTGAGTAGATTCCAGCTGAACGGCGAATAGGTCCATCACGCTCGGCCGGTGCCTTCGGGGGTCTCGCACCTGGCCATCGATAGCGCGAGTAGTCGACTTGGGCGCCGGCGTGTGGCTGGAATCTGCTCAAGTACACTCGCGCATGAGTACGAGGCCACGCGACGCTGATTTCGCACGACAGCGGCTGGGGTCCGATGTTTTGGTCGAATGTTTCATCCATTGCCAGAGTGATCAGCGTTTCCAGCAAATCGATGAAGCTATGGTCCACTGAAGCCACAAGCACATCCAATGCCGGCAGCTTCATGTGCTCATAGGTCGGCATATGTTTTTCGTTGGGGTGGGTCCGCGCCATCCAATTGGAGTGGGCTAGTGTGTCGGAGTAACGACGTACCGTCTCGACGGAGTCCTGCACTCGTTCGCTTCCAAGAATGGCAACCAGCAGGTGGGCCGCATCCCTAGGAGTGACTTTAGCGGCACTGGTGCCGCGTCCGCCCTTGGTTCGGAGTCCGGCCGTTACGAGATTGCGATCGTGCGTCGTGACGGTGGGTTCAGGAGTTCCCGTCGCCACTGCCACTGCTTTAATCAATTCACCGGGAGTCGCCATGCCATCCGGTATAATTCCGAATAGAGAGCTCTGTCAATCCCATTCGGGAACATTCCGGATGGAAGCCGGGCAACACCGCCGCTCCACCCGCCCCCTTTGCATGTTCCTGCCGCGTCGGCGATCGTCGAGTTGTACTTCTCGCCGGAAATGGTTGTGAGCACTTGGCGAGTGCGGAGTCTCATTGAGCGCACATTGCAAGAAAGTCCGTCTCCCGCAGGATACGAATAGACTGACCTTTCGCGATTAGCATTTCCGCCTTTAGGTGCTTACTGCTCCTCGTCTGGCCTTCAGCCAGACGAGCTACATCTTGGTCTCCTACGATCAATAGCGTGGTGTTCTTGGTAACCCCGCTCTCCACGTGGCATCCGACCGACGCCGCCATATCGGCCGCTTCGCGACGCGGCATACTCAATGCCCCAGTGAAGACAGCCACTTCTCCAAAGAATGGGCCTTCTACATTGCCGGCTCGTCTTATCGGGGCTTCATCTTCAAGATTGATTGGTCGCTTAACCCGCTCTAGCCAATCATCGAGCGTCATGCGCGTTTCGCTCATTGCGTGGAGCAAGATCGCACCTGTGGTACGTGCATCTTCAGTCGCATCATGGTGCCGGAAGGAGAAGCCGAAGGCGTCAGCGAGATTTGCTAGACCATAGCCTTTCCGCGCGTACTGCGGCCATGCTCGACGCACCACCATTGTTGTATCCAGCCAGTGACAATTTATACTTTCGAGAGCGTGTCGGTGCTCTGCTTGACGAAGCGCGGCACGGTCAAACGACGAGTGGCAAACAACGATTTTATCTCGCATCAGTCGAACTAGTTCAGAATGCACGACAGGGAGCTTAGGCGCACCCCTGACACTTGTTTCATCGATCCCATGAATACTCACATTCATCGAATCAAAATAATCATCCGGATCGACAAGGCTTGAGAATGCGTGGCGTGGTTCACCGTTCTCGAACGTCACGGCCCCAACCTGGCATATACTGCTTAGGTCAGCGTTCGCAGTCTCGAAATCCAAAGCAACGAAATTCAAGAGTACCTCCCCAAGCGCCGCCACCGCTAGCCTTATCGGGTTTCCAGAGCTTCTAGTCACGAGCCCTCTTGCTGCCCCCGAGGCTTACTCCCGAATGCAATCTACAGCCTCGTTTTAGACCCTCGAGAGGAATTTGGTAAGGCAAGACGACGTGCCTTCACGAGCCGAAGTGATCCGCCGGCTGGTCGAGCTGGGGCTGAAGGCGAAACGCTCCACAGGCGGTGGTGTCATGATCTGGCGACGCAACCAAGGGAGGAAGAGCAAGTGAGCGAATTCAAGAAGGGGAACGTTGTCCAACTGAAATCAGGCGGACCCAAAATGACGATACGCAACATCGGCAAGTACGACCTTGAAGAAGACGAGTGCGCTGCCTGTGACTGGTTTGTTCAAGACAAGGCGCCATGGAAGACGGAAAACAAACTTTTCCCGTTGCATGCGCTCAAGAAGCTTGAGGATTGAGGTCGAAGAAGAGGCCGGCAGCCTCACGCCGCCGGCCTCCCTGAGCGCCGCGCGGTATGACTCCGCCGCACTCCGACGGGGTTTAGGGCATGCGTACCCAGGCACTCACCGTCTAATCCCAGTCCATGCGCCGAAGACCAAGCGCAGGGTGGACCAGCCCTAACTTTCCCAATCGAGCCGCTTGAAGGCGCCAGCCACCACTGCCGGGTCGAGCCCGGCTTCCTTTGCCTGCGCCATCGCCTGCACGAGTGTCGCCACCGCGCGTGCGCTGCCGCCCTGGTCGAAACTTTGCGTCGGCCCGATGCAGTCGATCGACACGGTCGCGCCCAGCTTCTCGCTCGCCTCTTCGGCCAGCAGCTCGCAAACGGGCTGCAGGGTCCACTGGCTCAGGTGGCGTTGCGCCTCGCGGACCATGGGCCCGGTAGTCGCCGCGTTGAACAGGCCCGGCAACACACCGAAGCATCCGGCGATACCGTCGCGCGCCGCGGCCAGCGTCTCGGCAGTCATGGCGTTCTGGAGGTTCGGGGTAAGGTCGGCGGGTCGCCAGTCGGCGGCAGGTGCCGGCCCGCCAGCGGCACTGACAGCCACCGATTCGCGAAGCAAGACGCGCCCGCGTTGACCGCGGAACGATCGGCCCAGGGCGTTGGAATCTTGTTCGGGCTGTTCGGGCATCGGCACGACTTGCGAGCCGATCGGCGCCATCTCGAAAACCTCGGCGAGCGCGCTTTCGACCGCCTGCAGCATCCCGGCCGTGAGCGATGCGCGCTTCAGAGGCGCCTGCCCGGCCCACGGTGCGCCAACGTCGGCGCCGATGGCGACGTGCAGGATCTCGGGCGCCAGGGCGGTCTGTGTGGTGCCGCCGCCGGCCTCGCTGATCGAGACGCGATAGGCTGTCGGCCGGCCGTTGCGCGTCCGCAGGTCCCAATCCGAGCAAGGCACGATGCCGTCGCCGCGGATGAGGCCGACGAACTCGCCGCGCAACGCCAGGGCGCGGGCAATCATGCCCATGGTGCGCCGGTCCAGAAACCGCGTGCCCTGGACGTCAGCGATGGCAAAGCCGCTTTCCCAAAGCGAGATGCAGCTCTGCGCCGTCGCCGTCAGCTCGCCGTGGCCGCGCCGGCCGCTGATGTACGACTCGCGAGCCGCCATCAATTCGGCGGTGAAGCCGCTCATGCTCGATCGCCGCTCGATGGCGGGCAGTGCGAGGCGCGGCTCGATCGGCAGGGAAACCAACTGGCGCCGGTTACTTGTGAACGGCCACATGCTCATGCCCTCCGGTAGGTGCGCAATAAGTCGGCCGCGCCGCTGTTCTGCAGCGCCTGCGCCATCCAGGCCGCGGACCTTTCGATGGTCGTCGAGGCCACGTCCGGCACCGCCTCTGAGAAGCTGCGAGCGCCGGCTTCGCCAGGTTCTTGGGCCATGTATTCGGCCAGGCGCCGGAATGCCTCGAGCACCGCCGCCGGCGGGGTACCGCTGCCGACTGTGCCGCTGAAGCGGTAGGGCCCGCACCCGGGCAACTGATAGCCGCCCAGCGCAGATGGCAGCAGATCGGTGGTCACTTCCCAGGCTTCCCCGGTCCACCGTTCAACGGTTGAGATCGTTGCCGGCTTCAGCGGTGGCTGCCAATCTCCGGGACCCTCGGCTACCCACACAATCGCGCGTGATGTCCAGCGATGCGCGCCATAGGCCTCGACGCGTTGCCACAGCATCGGTGCGCTGAGCGCCGCTGCCGCCGCGGACAGGCCAGATGGCGAGCTCGGATAGGTCGCGGGGATTGCTTCCGTTTGCGAGATCGTCGCCACCATCACGCCCTCCAGCGCATCAACGCGCGCCGGAGCGCGGCGTCGGGTGCATCGAGCGGCCGGTTGCGCACCGACACCTCGGTTGGATAGGCCGAGAAGCCGCTGATGATCGAGATTTCGGCCAACTCTACGCTGCGCAACTCGCGCCGCTGGCCGGTCCAGTGTTCATCCTTCGCCCGGAAGCCGATCGACACGCCGCCCAATTCACCCGTGGCTGCCAGCTCGAGCACGTCGTTGCCGAGCGTGGTGTTTGGCAGGTCGATCTCGAACTGCAAGCCCCGCTCGCTTTCGCTCAAGCGCAGGCTGCCGCTCCGCGTGCGTCCGAGTAGTTTGCCGGCGTCGTGGTCCGACAAAGCGAGCACGTCATGGCCGTCGCTGATCGTCGCAGCGAACGCGCCAGCCGATATGACCTCGGTGACGTTGCCAATTCGCGCCTCGACGCCGAACGGTGCGGCTACCCCCGTCAAGCGCCGGCCGGCGGCCCTGATTTCCAGGACCGCCGCGCGGCGTTCGATCTCCATCTACTCGACCGTGAGCGCGGTCAGCAGGTGCAGTTGCGCCAGCCGTGACACGTTGACGTCGATCGTGGCCAGCGCCGTAAGCCTCAGCATCCCGCTCTGGCCGTCGCTGTAGGGATCGCGGATCAGGTCAATGCCGCCCCAAGCGCCGATGAAGATCGGCGCCACTCCGCCCGCGTTCGTGGTGAGCAACGCGACCGAGGTATCCGGCGCGCCTGCAGTCAGCGTCGCTAGTGCTGACAAGACATTGTTGGCGGCCAGGAAGTTTTTCAGGTGCAAGTCCCACTGGCTGACCGCGGTTCCCGTCACAAGGGCGGCGTCCATATAGGTCCAGGTCTGCGGGTGCGCGAGGATCTTCACATCGCCCGGCCCGTTCGCCGCATTGCCGACCATGAACGCAGCCGCGACGGTGCGGAACACGCTTGCGGCTGCGGCGGCGCTGACGGCCGTAGTTCCGTAGCCATAGGTGCTCTGGCCGGCGATCACGCCCAGCGGCTGGCCACTGGCTCCCGAGCCGTTGAACACACCAGCGTCGAGCACGGTTTGCATGGTGCCGTTGATGTCGCGCCGCACCGCGGCCTCAAGCGCCGCGCCGGATTGCTTCAGCGACTTGCGGGTGATCTTGACCTGGATGCCGAGGTTGTGGTCCGGCGACAGCGCCCGCTCCGTCGTTCCGAAAACCGTGGGCCCGGCGACGTTGCCTGTCTCCGAGGCGGCCCAGCCGGCCGTAACGGAAGACGTGGTTAAGGGAAATTCGACCAGCCCGGTATCGATGGCGACCATCTGAGCGCCCATGCGGGCCGCCACACTGTCCGGGAACAGGCGATCGATAACGGGCTTGATCTCCGTCGGATCGAACACCCCGCCGGCGATGGTTTCGCCAGCGCGGCGTTCCAGGGCCGCCCAGGGCACCGGCATGCCACGATAGCCGCCGTGCCCGCGCATCTCGGACACCACCTCCTGAGTCGGGCCGTTCAGCGCCGCGCCCTCGTCCATGGCCAGCACGACCTGCCGCAGCTCAAAGCGGCCGATCAGATTGTGCCACTCCTTGCTGCCGCGCGTTTCGAGCTCGCCCTTGGCTTTGCTGCGCTCGTCGTCTTCGGCGACCAGGGAGGCCCGGAACCGTGTTTCGTTCGTCTGATACTCCTTGTCGAGATCGGACATTGAGCGCGTTTCATCGTCGCTCGGCTTCTCCTTGCCGACCAACGCCGCGAGCGCCCCACGGATCTCGCTCTGACGGCGAGAAATTTTCACAGACTCAAGCATTGTAATTCCTTTCGTGGTTTCGACAGTTCATTGACGAATGCACGCCATGTCTCGCGGCGTGGGTCTGGTGCTTCACCGAGGCCGATCTCGACCCTGGTCTTGCGGGAGTGGCAGGGCGCGTCGAGCGTCTGCAGGTTATCGAGCACGAACCCCAGCGCGGGATGCGTGCGCACTGGCAGGACGTGGTCGACCTCGAGGCGCCGGCGGCCGCCGCATTGAACGCATTTGAAACCGTCGCGACGTAGCGCCAGCAACCGCAACGCCTTCCAGCGGCGCGTGCGCGTCACGGCAGCGGAGTGACGGTGATACCGCGTCATGCCCACACCGCCGGGCGCGCTTTCTTTGCGCCTCTGCCTGCGATGCGCGCGCCCTCGGCGACGGCAAGCACCGCGGCAGATGCAGGGTCGATTCTTCCATTTGAGCGAGCGCGAGCCAGCTTGATGTTGTTCGCGGGATCTCGGAGGCAGACGCACTCGGCGAAGGCGGAGCGCAGCAGCAAGCTCGGCTTCGACTTCACGCGGCCGTCGTAGCAGGCACGCTGAAGCCGCATCACGTCTTCATTGCCATCGCGGAATCCCATGCCTCGCCACACAACCGGCGCCCGTATGCCGGCCTTGACGAGCGCTTCCCCGACTTCGCTTTGCTTGTACCGATCGGCCACGATCGCCGCGACGGTCTCGCCCTCGACGTGGCGCATCACCTCGACCAGCCAGGCTGCGACGGGCACGGTTGCGTCGCCGAGTGTCTCGAGCTCGTTGCGGTCGCGCATCTCGGTATAGCGACCGGATACACCATCGGAAGCGCCACGATCGCTAAGCGACGGTTTCGAAGGAAACCAGGCCCGGACCTCGAGTCTGGCCGACGTCGGCCAATAGAATGCTGCGGCCGACATCGAAGCGCTGCCGCCCAGGTCGCAGCCGATGATGCACGGCCCTTCGCGCGGTGGCAGTTCTGCCGTCTCGCAGGCGAGCCATTCATCGACCGTCAGCAAGACGTCGCGCGACTCGCCACTGACCCTTTCGTTCCTATTGAAAAGTCTGAAATTGCTTAACGTCGAGCCCCCGCGCCGAATGGCGAGGCGGGCTTGGGCGAGCAACCATTCCTCGCTCGCACCGATGCCGAATTTGCAGCCGGGGTTGCCCAGCAAGAGGGAGGCGAGATCGTCGGCAGGAAGGCCGGGCGCCGGTCTGTGTTCCTGCCTGTAGACGCCGGGCTGTTCTTCATCGAGCCACTTGCTGAACGCGTGGCTATCGTCGGCCGCCGAAGTGCTGATCATCAACGTCGAGCCACCGCGTTTGCCAGTGCCGGACATCAACGCGGCCTCGAGGCTGTCGCCCTGGTCGCGCGCCCAATGGGCGCGTTCGTCCATGATGACCAGTGTCGGCGACGTGCCCAGCACGTTCTTGCCGTCCGCCGCAATGGCGCGGAGAAGATGCGGTCCGGTGTCGTCCTGCAGCTCGATTTCGAGCCTCGGTGCGCGCCGGAATACGAGCCGCTTCTGCACGTCCTCCGGCAACGATCTTGCCAAGGTGGCGGCATAGTCCCAGCAGACGCGGGCTTGGTCCCTGGTGCGGCCGGCAAGCAACACCTCGCGCTGCCTCTGCGGGTCCCAGGCCCCCAGCAAGGCCCCGATCGCTAGTCCGCTCGACAGGGCCGATTTTCCGCCGCCGCGGGCTACGGCCAAGCAGGCGACGTTGGTATCCGACTTCAAGGCGCCGGCTATGAAGGCCTTCTGGTACGGCGCCAGCTTCAGGCGACGGCCCGCACGGGCGCCGGTAGGCACCTCCAGGCCCTCCAGGAAGCGAACGGCAGCGGCGGCCGGCCTCATGACTGGACCCGAATTGGGAGCGAGAAAGAACAACCCCCAGCGCGGCACCACCTCCCCAGGAGGTTTCCGGGCATTGGGACCAGAAGGCGGGGGTGCTGGCGGGCGGCGGTACATCCGCGCTCGCCGACCAGC